CGTCATCCAGAACCCTGGAGTTGACTACACAGTAGCGACAAATACGATTACTTTTACAACGAATCCCGCGTCTGGACTGGATTTCTTTGGCGTTTTACTAGGAGATCCTTTAAATACCGGCACTCCTTCCGATGGGACTGTAACCACTGCCAAGCTCGCTTCAGATTTATCAGTTGACTTAGCGTCCGGGACCGCTGGCACTCCCAGCCTGACTTTCGATCCGAACAGTGGCTTATTCAGTCCTGCAAACGACGAAGTTTCAGTCAGTACTAACGGTACTGAGCGTTTCAGGTTTGGCCCCACTGGTGAAATTGGTATCGGTGGTGCTACTTACGGTACTAGCGGCCAAGTTCTGACTAGCGGAGGTTCTGGCGCTGCTCCCACCTGGGCAGATGCAAGCAGTCATACGCTCGGTGTAACCCAGGCAACAACTTCTGGCACTGCAATTGATTTCACGAGCATCGGGGCAAATGTGCGTCGTATTTCGTTGTTATGGGAGGGAGTAAGTACGAGTGGCACATCTGATTTAATTGTTCAACTAATGGTTGGCGGGGTTGCGGTCACAACTGGTTATCTAAGTACCTGTTTTAATGCAAGCTTGACTCAGGTTACCCATACCTCTGCTACAGATGGCTTTAATTTCCGCTGCATTGCCAACAGTCAAGTACGTTCTGGTATACTTCAAATAGCTACCATGGGTTCAAACCTTTGGGTCTGTTCCGGCTTTATCAAACAGAGCACAACTGCATCGGCAACGACAGCTGGTGATATAACATTGGCCGGTGCTTTAGATGGCATTCGTCTCACCACGACGAACGGCACTGATACCTTCGATGCAGGCTCAGTTAACATTCTTTTAGAGGATTGATGATGGAACGCATTGAGATCAACATGCAAACAGGCGAGCGTAAAGTGATCGCCTTGACTCCCGAGGAGATTGCTGAACGTGAAGCGTATGCCCGTGACGTTAAGCCTATTCACGATCTGGCGAAATTACGCGAACGCCGCAATCAACTTTTAGCAGAAACGGATTATTTGGCTTTATCTGACGTGACTTTGAGCGACGAGATGGCGGCCTATCGCCAAGAATTACGTGACCTGCCAGCTAACACGGTTGATCCAGCAAATCCTGTTTGGCCCGAGAAACCTGAGTAAGTAGTCCTAAATGGAACCATTAAGGCTTCCAGAAAGACCACTTTTAACTCCTCCTCTTCTCCCTGGACCGCTGCAGCTACCTGCTCCGGTATTAGAGCTGCCTAAGGCTGAGCTTCCGTCGTATACGCCTTTAACTTTTCCGTTTGCGGAAGGTGTGTCTAACGACGGCATTCGTGTGCGTCTGCTGGGAGCTGAGGATAACGCGGAAGGTAAGAAGCCTGCTGAAACCGTAAAGCCACCCATAGTGGTACCAGCGCCAAAAGTCCCAGAGCCGTTATACCAAACACCTGATAAAAAGCCCGTCTTACCGGATCTTCCACAATTAGCTGAATCCACTACAATTACTTTACCCGGAACAGATATACAAATTCCTGTACCTAGGGCTGAGATTGTTAGTGCTGCTGCGATAACTTCTGTGATTAGCGTGACAGCAACTCTGACTGTTACGTCCTTATTTAAGAGGCTTGTTTCAATGTTTAAGCCTGTTATTAGTAATTTACTAAAGAAGATTGATAAGATACGGAATAAAAAGCCCCTTACTTTTGGACGGCAGCGATTGGAATTACGTCGGCACAGACGCCTGCATAAGGTGAAGAGGGATGGATCGTATACCCTGCCTTTTTAATTTCTACACATTTTAATATTCTTACCAGCTCGTAATCCAAGCGCTCCTTTTCTATTTTTCTCTTCGCCAATTCTTTGCAAAGCCGCACCATTTGGGTATCCAATGGCACGCTAAAGCTTATTTGGGCTCCAAAGTTCTGATTACGAATATAAGACGCAGCTGGGTCGTGATTATTGACATCGTTAGACATGTAGAACGGAGTAAATACCAGCGTGCTTGAGTTACAAGCATGGCCGTTTCCGAAACCTTGTTGGCTATATCCACCTTGGTTAATTTGTACTGCTTGGTTGCTAACTGAACCACTAGATGTAGCCACTGGATTGGCAATAGCAGTTGTACTTCCACCCTCTGCTTTGGCGGGTAGGCAAAGACAGAAGACTATTGCGAGAACACGGACAAGCTGTTTGTAACTGAGTTTGTTGTAATCGTCCTTGTGATGTCTGTTTCTTCCACTACGCCTGCAGCTTTTGTTACCACCTCTAGGCTGTATGGCTTGGTGGTGTCCGTCACTGTATATGTTGTGCCTGAAGCTCCTACAGAGCCGCTGGGAGTCAGATTGTGCGCATTGACGCTCGAGTAAGCGCCTCCATATACCTTTATGTTTAACGTTTCGTTGATTGTTTGAGTCGTCGTTGTCGTTGAAGTCATCGACCCCTGAGTAAAATTTGGCGTCACGGATTGCGCAAAAGCGGCGCCAGGTGTTAAGAGCAGTAGGACTAATAAACGCCACATGTTATTCGATTCGCAGTACTTGAATTCTACAGCGCAGTATGATATTAAAAGTGCAAGTAAATGTGAAAAAACACAGGACGCCATTAAGAGAATTATTGGGAACCCTTGTTCCAGCAGGGGTTTTGACGTGGGCGCTGGGTATGTTAACTGCTAGTTATATGGGGCATGCAAAAGTTGATTCTGCCTTTATATCTTCGCTTGTTACGAGTGTTTTGGCGGTTTATGGAATTACCAGAAAAGAAGATTCAGGCAAGCCTCAGCCTCCGCGTATCAATACACCACAGGCACGTAAACCGCCTTCAAAACCTGGGCCTCCTCCGGCTCCGTAGACGCTATTAAGATAGATTGAGATGCTTATTTAGCAGTGAAGACATCTCAAGCGGGTGTTAACTTAATTAAAAATTTCGAAGGATTGCGCTTGGATTCGTACCTTTGCAGTAGCAACGTCCCGACTATCGGTTATGGCCACACAGGGCCGGACGTTGAGCTCGGGATGCGTACCACGACCCAGAAGGCCGAGCTGCTGCTCAAGAAGGACCTGGAGCGGTTTGAGAAGGCCGTATACCTGGCGATTGATGTTGAGCTATCTCAGAACCAGTTCGATGCCTTGGTGTCCTTCGCATTCAACGTCGGCACAGGCGCCCTCAATGAATCGACGCTGCGAAAGCGGCTCAATGCTGGCCAGGATCCGAACACCGTCGCAAAAGAAGAGCTCCCCCGCTGGAATAAAGGCGCTAATGGCCCTCTAGCAGGCCTCACACGCCGTCGACTGGCTGAAGTCGATCTGTTCTGTCAAAACGCCCCTACCCCTAAAACTGGAATGATTGACATCACCTCTAAGCAGCAGACCTGGCTGAAAAAATCGACCGGCTCCTCTAGCTCACTCTCGAACGAAGAGAAGGCAAAGGTCTACCAGGGCCGCACGATTCCTAAGTGCACTGTCTTGGAGAAAAAAGATGGACACACCTACCTGGAGCTCGGCTTCGGCATGGGTAAGTGGTGGGTCTATGACGCCCATTGGGACGGTTTATTGACGGAGATCGGCGTCGAGGTCTATGCCGAATCGAAAGGCGAACGCTCGCTGCGGGACTTCCCGTACTTCTACCAGCAGGACAACGGTCCTAACGGCTGGCGCCAGTGCCAGAGCAGCTCAATCGCAATGTGCATGCGGTATTTCGACGTTCCTAGCATCCAGGATGACGTTGATTACCTGAAGCTGGTTCAAAAATACGGTGATACTACTTATCGGAAACCACACCATCTCGCGATGAAAGATCTGGGTATGCAGGCTAAGTTCACTCAGACAGCGGATGCAGATGACATCAAAGAGCAAATCGATCAAGGAAAGCCTGTTGCTGCCGGTATTCTTCATCATGGAACTTATACTGCTCCTTCTGGCGGTGGGCACTTCATTGTTATTACTGGATATGGCCCAGATTATTGGCTAGTCCAGGACCCTTACGGCAAGCTGGATCTGGTCAACGGCACGTGGTCGAATACCGGTCCCACAGCGGGTAAGAATGCCAAGTACGAATTCAAGTATATGAACCCGCGATTGTTTGTCAGCGGTGGGGCAGATGGCTGGTGCTGGCTGGATTTCAAAGAGCTTTGATATTCAGGTGCTTATACTTCTTTTGAATAGTTGTCCATCATGATCGATTCGATTAACGAGCTCGAAGTTGGCCTCCGGGATCAGCTGGAAGCGTTAGCGAAAGACATCCGCCAGGCAGAAAGTGCGCTGATTACAACCAAAGAAGGGTACCTGAAGGTACAAGGTGCACTGGAGATTTTGGCTATCCTTAAGTCAAAGGTGACACCGGAGACCAAGGATGATGTGGCAACTGCCATCGCACTGGAGTGAGATGCTAGGGGACTTAAATCGCGGTCGATATCGTGCTCTTGAATTAATCGGAGAGCATTACAAGCGTCCGACCAGGGATCTTCACCTGGATGCGATCATTTGCAACGTCCCCGATGAGGATCTGAAGTGGGTATGCGATCGCATGTACCACTTCGTCCTCAAACTCCTAGAAGAAGCTGAATATGATCCTGCGGCTGATGAGACACCGGATGTGATCGAGTAAGCCGGATAACGGATTTGAACCGTTGACCTTCGCTTTACAAAAGCGCTGCTCTATCCGCTGAGCTAATCCGGCGTGTTTTGTTGATTGCGGAGGTCCCGGTGGACCTTTCGATGGCAGTTAGCGCAAAGGCACTGGCACTTAGCAATCTCGTCCAGGATAGCTTGTCTGCCGCGCTCCTTCCACATCTTCGAAACGGCGTGCTCTTTGGTCCGAGGATCTGTGTGGTGCCAATCGAGTGTGATCGGATCGTCTTCGCCGCAGCGCTCACAGGATTTAGATGCCATGAGGTCTTGATACCACTGGCGTCTGTTTTCTCTTGCCCGTTTATTTCTGGCTCTTACCTGTTCTGACTGCAAATGCAGAATTTAGTTCTGCGGGAATTTATCCGACCTAAATCTTTGAATACCCGAGGTGGGATTCGAACCCACGCTGTAGCGATTTTAAGTCGCTTGCCTCTTCCGCTGGGCTACTCAGGCGCTGCAGCAATCTACCGCAAAAGAGAGATGTATGCACTTTACGTTTATGTCAGGGATACATGACAGCCCATGTTCCACACCGAGCAAGATCTTCTAGCGAACTTAATTGTTCTTACTCCGAAACTTGCCCGTCGAAAATTCCGAGAGCACATCTTCGAAGCCTGGGAATGGAAATGCGCCTACTGCGATAAACAATTGATGCCGGACACGGCGACTATTGACCACATCCTGCCAAAGCATAAAGGTGGTCATAATGTCCGGTCGAATATGTGCTGTGCCTGCTCAAGTTGTAATCGCTCCAAGGCTTCTAGCCTGCTGGAGCATTGGTACACGGAGGACCATAAACATTACTCCAAGGAGAGATTTGATAAACTAATTGAATGGATGGAGCAGAAACCCTGCTCGATTAAATTACCTTCCACTGGGAAGGCCGTACCGTATATCAGTAATGACTTCTACCTCGGCTGGGTCGCAACCTGAAGCGAAGAAATTCCTTGAAGGCAAGGTGGATGAGCTCTTTGCTCAACAAAAAGAAAAAGAGATTGCTGACCTGCAGGCTGCTCGTACTCCCGGTGTCGGCGATCAGGCTCTAACTGGCGCTGTTCCGCTTACGATTCGTGAGGCTTATGAAAGTGGCCGTCTCCGGGTCTAATCATGGCTGATCGAGCGAAGGCTAAGCGACTGGCTAAAGAACGGATGAAGTGCAATAAGCCTCGCCGTGACGTGCAGGGCGGCAAGAAGTCTGTCGTGAAAGCCTGCGAAGGTGGTGAAGAGAAGATCATCCGTTTCGGTGACGCCAATATGGAGATTCGACGCGACAATCCTGAAGCTCGCAAGAACTTCAGAGCCCGCCACAACTGTGACGAGAAGAAAAGCAAATTAACCGCTGGCTACTGGAGCTGCAAGGCTTGGTAGTTAGATCAACTGCCAGCTGCGCCACCACTTGGTAATCACGTATTTGTTTCCGCTTACTGGTGGACACGCTTCATGCATTGTCTTTAGGTTTGGTATCCCGTTTTTATAGAGATTATTCCAAGCGAGCAGCATTCCACGTTTCGGTTTAATTCTTAAATTTAGATGCTTAAAGTAAGTTTCACCGCCTTCTTCTACATCATTTAGATATATCATGCTGGTCCAGGTTCTCTGCCCCATCCAGCTGCAGTAAACCTTGTATTCCTTGGTGTGAGGCGCGAAGAAGTCCCAATGCTCTTTGTAGTATTGCCCTGGCTCATATCGCTGTGCCTGCATGGTTTCTCCCAGGAATGGGTGGAGCCCCATCCACTCAGAAATGCGCCGATCAATAGAAAGGAAGAAAGGATCTTGGAAGTAGTGGAGGTCCGAGGTTTTACTGGTGCGGTAATTTGAGACTTTGCACGTGTCTTTCTCATCTGAAACGGTTGACGGACGTAGATTCGTGTCAATCAGTGCCATTAAATTTGTACATTCTCCCTTGCTCAAGAAGTTATCCAGAGTGTAAACCTGCGTGAAAGGATAGAAAATTCTTTTAGCCTTCAGAGTGAGAGGAATGTGGTAGAACTTTTTATAGTCAATCTTGTCTGGTTTTGCGCGGAACGAGCAGAGTTTTTCTATCTGCTCCAATTCTTCATCTGTGCAGCCATGAATGTCCCGGAATGTCCTGTGGAGCTGCTGTTTGCTGACACCACCAACTGCGGATTTCATGTACTCCCGCAAGAGAATACTTTCAGTCATAATTTTGGCTTTACAGTAGGTAAAATGTATAGGTCGATCAGTAATACCGCAAGTGGAAGCAGTATTCTTAACGTTTGCTGTCGTATTTGGTGGTATATACAGCCTAAGCTCTGTTTTACTTGACCAAAATGCAAGGCAACTCCCAGGGGCCACAACCGGACGAGTTCTTAAAGACCTTCGTCGCAAGTAGGCCTGAGTTATCAAACCAAGACACACCGGATTTTGCGGTTGATGAGCGGTACATTCCTCCGCAAGGTCTCCAGTATCCCTGCAATTGACGTTTAGTTCAGCGCTGGTAGGATACTAAGAAGGTTTAGAACAACCATGGATGCACTAGATCTTCCAATGGACGTGGAGTTCTCAATCCACGCCGCCGCCCTAGCGATTCAGAACCTGGACCGAGAGGAGTTGGAAGAGGCGTTCATTGAGATGCTCCACCAAAAAGCCCTGGACCGTCAGATGTTCCTGGGAATCCTTAAAGATCACGGCATTGACGCCGACGTAAATTTCCACTTCTCAACGCTCGGGCAGGTTTCTTAAGCATCATGCCAACACGCACTATTACCGGTACCCTCGATACCTTCAGCGTCGACGCTGGCAGCGAAGTGACCTATGAGGGTCCTTCTTCCGCTGGTGATAAAGGCCTGAATATCCGTGCCTTCAAGGTCAACCCTGGCAGCACTGGCGACATCATCGTCAAGCTGGATCGTTCTTCTGGTGTGAACACCGTTGAGATCTTCCAGGAAGACAACTACACTGCTGGCTCTTCTCCCAGCGGCTGGTCAAAGTTCTCCAATATCGCTCAAAGCGGCAAAGGTAAGGGCGGTTGCGCCGTGACCGTGACTGATGCCACCAAGGATTACATTGTCCTGCTGACTCTGGACGGTTATTCTGAGGTGAGCTACGGCGGCTCTGTTGAAGTCCCCTAAGGAAGAACCCAGCTGGAAGGATTATCCTTACCTTACTCAGAAAGGAATAGACCTAATCAAGCGTTACACCGTGCCCCGTACCGATCTTGGTATGGGGCGTTTTGCTGCGTACAAGGAATACGGTGAGCTGGACTGGAGGATCGGGTACGGAAGCAAAAGCCTGGGACGCTTGAAAAACCTGGGATGCATGGATCGCGGCACAAGGCAGCAGATTGAGGATCAACTGGTAGAGGACCTCAAAGCCTTCTCCCAACGAATCGGTGAGTACATCTTTGTCCCGTTGAACCGTAACCGTAAAGCAGCTGTCCTGAGTTTCGCCCACAGCATTGGATTCCCAGCGTTCAAACACTGCCGCTTACTGGAGCTGATCAACAGTCACGCCCCTAAAACCGCGATCATCCGTGAGTGGAGCCCTTACATCAACAGGATTTGGTTCTCTGGTGGAGACCGAATGGTGAGTCGGCGACGGACCGAGCTTGACCTGTATTACGCCGCAGATAAGGAAATTCCTACGTTCACACCACACAAATGTCACGCTCGCCAGTGCCTCCTGAACTTGCCCGAGACCTACACAGGTGCTCCGAACCAGATCAAGGCAATTGAGTATCTGGAGCGGAAGTTTGCGGATCTGGATCCGTCTGGGGAGATTCTGAGGCGGTTTTTTCGTTATTGGAACGAGAAACCAGGCGGTCTATCGTCTCCGCCGCGTCAGGACAAAGGTGATTGAGAGCGTCCAGGGCGTCCATTAATTGGAGTTCTGGGCTGTAATTGCGCAGAAATTCCTCGTAATCCATTATTCGTCGATGTGGGGCCTACGTTTCAGAGCGATCTTGAGCAGAACGAGGTAACCAATCAGGTCACTAACCACGTCTTCATCATTCGCCAAAAGCCCTGCACCTTTTTGGATACGGTTGAGCTTGTCATCGATGCGAACGAGAATTTGCTCGACTGCATCTGCTTTAGAAAAAATTCGGTTTGGATTAAGAGCAGAGTCCCCATATTTACGGTTCTTTTCGAGAAGTAACTCTTTTATATCATCGCAAACTATTGTGATTTGGGACTGAGTGTCCGAAAGCGGTGTCACAGTTGAGATCTGTCAGAATTAATCTATGAAACCACAACTCAGCCAGGATTACAACGTCGATAGCCGTTATCGAGGCATGGGTCAGGCGCAAGATAATACTAGGGGTAAGCAGTTTGTAGAGCAATATATCGATCGACGCCGTGCTGAAGCCGAGCCAAATATGAAGTATGAGCGTGCCGAGGAAGATCGGTTCCAGTTTGACGGTAATACCCGCTTCCGTAACTTGTTCCGGCCTAGCAAATAACTTTTCCTAGGTGAGAGAAGATCTCCTCGAACTTCTTGGTCTGATCAAAACCGAATTGCAGCGGTGGCAAGTAGATGAAATAGCCCCAGTAAATCGCTTTTTGGTGCACAAACAGCTTCTGGCCGTGTACTAGATCAGCCCGACGCTCTGGGATGCAGACCGGAAAGTCCCACATCTCTGGGCAAATCCGCATCATTTCTGGGTAGGTCGTATAGAAAAGCGCTTCAGGGATGTTCCGTAGCTTCCATTCCCTCACCAGCCGCTGAAACCACACCACCGCAGGCGCTTTCGCCGCCGCCCCAGCCTTCAGGCTCCACCTCCACGTGCCCCGCTTTTTGCTGAAAGAGCAGCGTCCGTACGTCGGAGGGAATAGATAGGTTGTTCCTGTCCAAGGTTCCTCGATGTTGAGGCCATCTTCCTGGATTGTATAGATCTTTTTGGCTCTTAGGAACTCCGCATTTGCATGGTGAGTTGAGCACGGGTCAAGATCAATGTCCCCCAGGAGGGCATCGATGTAAGGGAGGTATTCAACTGGAGTGAGCCAATCGTGAGTGACATGCTTGATCCGACCAAGAATGAACTTGTAATCGGCCCACGTAAGTTTTCGTTTTTGTCTCACATCCGCATGAAGTCGTCTTCTTGGTTGTCGTGCTTGTAATGGATCAGTGACATCTGATCTTTGTCTTGCACGATAAAAAGAGACTCTTTGGTGGGATCGACCATCTCGGCGCGGGCAATTGCCTTCTGCATCACCTCAGCAGGGCCTTCCATACCTCGACCATTGAAGTCGTTAAGCGCATTCATTAAGGCCTCGAGAGGCAGGTAGAACATGCTTTCTTTCTCTGCTGCTTCCGGAACGTAGACCATGGCGCCGGGTCCTTCCATGCTGTGGAAGCTCCGGTAGTACTCGCACATATCTGCGCAAATACGTTCAATCGTCAGCTTCACCATCGCCTGCTCGGTTTCAGACGGATTGCTGAGGTGCAGTCGACTCAGCATTTTTTTACGACGTTCGTTCATGGTCCTTCCTTTTGGTTCAGTTTACTGTGGTGTTTTCAGATTGTTGGTTGAGTTTTATCATGTGCCCCAGTCCAGACCGCTTTAATGTTTCTAGCAGCTTAGGCAGGGGTTTATAGAGGACGACAGCTTTCTGCATGTTGCCGATTTTTTTGATCAGCTTGCCGTTTTCATCACGAAGCTTGGTCAGTTCTCCCTGGCGGATGAGATATTCGGCGACACAACGGTAGCGACGTTTTTCTGCTAGTCCGATCTCTGGGTAGCGGTCACAGATGGTGCTAGTCCGCATATCGCTAAAGGTAAGTCGGATCTGATCAGCGAGTGAGAGACCCATCATGAGGTCCGTAGTGCTGGTTTCGTAGCTGCAGACCAGTTCTAAATAACGCCTGAGGTCTGGTGTCTCAAAACTGCCTGATGGCGGCAGAAAAATTCCCACTTGCTTTGCGAGGGAAGGGACCAGGAGATCCTGGTAGTTGTCAACGGTGACTGTATTTATATCGAGATCGACGAAACGGTAGCTCTGGTAGGTATTGACAGTTCCTGGCAATGGTTCGAAGTCGGTGGTTTCTAGGGCCTCCAACCAGTCCTTAGTTTCTGTCATCACATAACTTAATTTCTATTAAGTTAACGCATTTTTGGAATTTTCCCACTGCCTCTGGTGCTCGAGAATAAGCACGTATTCGTAGTATTCCCGTTTTTCAGCCATGTGATCGCTCAGTTTGGTGACGGTGTACCAATCCTTGCCGTAGATCTCCTCCAGGCGTTTCTCGCACTTTTTGATGTCACCGCCGTAGTTCTCCGCCGCCCAGAAAGCTTCAGCGATGGACCGCTGTTGCTGGGTCATTAGCTTGTATTTCAAAGACTCGGTTGATACGGAAGAGATAAATTCGCTAAACTCTTCAA